GTGACTCTGGATTGGAAATTGGAAATAGAATTTCACAATCAGGATCAAACGCAACTGGAATTTATGTTGGAGCTGGTGGATCAGTAACAGGAAATCTTCAAATTATCAACGCTGGTATTGGATACACTCCATCAAGTGGTTCTCTAACATATAATAATGTTTCTCTGACTTCAGTTACGGGAACTGGTAGAGATGCAAAAGCAAACATTACCATTCAAAATGGAGTTGCTATAGCAGCTACTGTTTCAATTGGTGGAACAGGTTACTCTGTTGGTGATGTTTTAACCGCATCTTCAATCGGCATCAATTCTCTCGGAAGAAATCTTAGACTTTCTGTTGTTGGAATTGCTGGAACTAATGAGATTACGATTGATAATGTTCAAGGTGATTTTGTAGTTGGGGTTGGAAATAGTCTGTTCTACTCCTCAGTTGTTGCTGGATCAGGAACAACTGCAATTAATGGTGGTGGTGTTTTCATAACATCTTCACCAATAGTAGAATCTGATGGAATGAACATCAAGGTAAATCACAGAAATCATGGAATGCATTCTCCAACAAATGATGTGATTATTTCTAGAGTAGAATCTGATGTTCCACCAGCAACTCTAACTTCAGAGTATCTTTCAACATCTACAGATTCAATTTCAATTTCTCCAGGATTTACTACATCATTCTCAACCTTTGAAAATGTTGGAGTTGGAACTACAAATCTCGGATATGTTTTGATAGATAATGAGATTATTTCTTACAGTGGTGTTGTTGGTAATCTATTGACAGGAATCACCAGAGGAGTTGATTCCACTATTCCACTAACTCACTCAATCAACTCACTCGTTTACAAATACGAACTCGGTGGTGTTTCACTAAGGAGAATCAATAAAACTCATAAACTACAAGATGCTACTGTAGATGATCCAATAGGACTTGACTACTACAACATAAAAGTGGACATGAGTTCCAATGGAGTTAACAGAACAACTGGAATTAATCAACCAAAATTATATGTAAATTCTACTAAATCTGCTGGTGGTTCTAATATTAAAGCAACTCAAAATATTCAATTTGAGATTGTGAAACCAATTATACAAACTGTGATTCATCCAGAAACTCAGTTACGTGGTGAAATTAGAACGACAAGTGGAACCAGTATTTCTGGATCTGAAATATCATTCTTAGATCAAGGATTTGAACCTCTGTCACTGGATGAGAATAATTATTTCTCAACACCAAGAATTGTTGCTTCTAGAGTCAACGAAACTGGTAAACTCATTAATAATCTTGGAAATAAGTCCACACAAGTCAGATTGAATCTTTCAACCACTGACAGCAGACTTACCCCATCTATTGATTTGGATAGAGTTGGTTTGATCTTAGTATCAAATAGAGTTAATAATGTTGTTACAGACTTTATTGCAGATGATAGAGTTTCAACAGTAAAAGATGATCCATCGGCATTCATCTATGCCACAAGACCTATATCACTTGAAATTCCAGCAACATCAATTAAAATAATTGTAGCAGCATATATTAACCCATACTCTGATTTAAGAGCTCTTTATTCCATACTGAAAGATCCTAGTGAAGAACCAATTTATAACCTCTTCCCAGGATATTCAAATAAACTTGAGTCTGGTCAGGTAATCAATCCAGCAAATAATGATGGAACATCTGATACTTTTGTTTCTAAGAATGATACTCTAGGATTTGATAGTAATGAAATTACCTTTAAAGATTATGAATTCACTATTGATAACTTAGAGTCATTTAGATATTTCAGCATTAAACTTGTTGGAACTTCTACAAACCAATCATATCCACCTAGACTGAGAGATTTGAGAGTTATTGCTACAGCCTGATATGGAAAAGATAAAAATCAAAGATGAGTTTAATTTATTCAGAGATTCCTCCACAAATGCAATAGTTAATACAGATATGCAATCATACAACAATTATCTTACTTCTAAGAAAGTTAAAGAGGAGGAATCAAAAAAGATTCAAAACATAGAAAATGAAATTACTAACATTAAAGATGACTTGAGTGAAATCAAAGACTTATTGAGGAACTTATCAAAATGAATCCTGATCAAATACAATTAGAGAATGTCAATAAGATGTTTGAATATGAGAAACTTTCTAGAGATATAGATAGTGTAGATGATATTGAAGTTCTTAAGAACTACGCAAAGTCTTATATCAAGTTATATCTCAAACAGCAAGAAGTTGTATCTAAATTCTAATGGCACAACCATCATCCCGACAAGAGTTAATTGATTACTGTAAAAGAAAGCTGGGAGCTCCAGTTTTAGAAATCAACGTTGCTGATGAGCAGATTGAAGACTTAGTAGATGACGCTGTTCAGTTCTTTCAAGAAAGACATTTTGATGGAGTATATCCAACATTTTTAAAATATAAAATTACCGATGATGATGTCAACAGAGGTAAATCACAACCAACTTCGGGAGTTGGTATCAGTACTTTAACTGTAAATCATAATGTTGGACTAACAACCCAATTTAATTTTTATGAAGGTGGGAACTATCTACAAATTCCACCTTCAGTTATTGGTGTTAATAAGATATTTCACTTTGACGGAACAAACACCCTTACCAATAATATGTTTAGTGTGAAATATCAGCTTTTCCTCAATGACATTTACTACTGGGGATCAACTGAACTTCTTACTTATGCTATGGTAAAAACATATCTTCAAGATATTGAGTTTTTACTTACAACTCAAAAACAAATTAGATTTAATAAGAGACAGGACAGATTATATTTGGATATTGATTGGGGTTCTATCAAAGAAGGAACATACTTAATTATTGATTGCTATAGAACATTAGACCCAAATGACTATTCTAGAGTTTGGAACGATTCATTTTTAAAGATGTATTTGACTTCTCTGATCAAAAAACAGTGGGGACAAAACTTAATGAAGTTCCAAGGAGTAAAACTTCCTGGAGGTATTGAGTTGAATGGTAGACAAATTTATGATGATGGACAGAAAGAACTTGATATGATTATGGAAAAAATGTCTAATACTTACGAATTACCACCTCTTGATATGATTGGATAATTATGCTAAATCCATTTTTTCTTCAAGGTTCTTCATCAGAACAAGGATTAATTCAAGATTTGATAAATGAACAACTCCGAATGTATGGGGTTGATGTTTATTATCTTCCAAGAAAATATGTAACTGAGAGAACAGTCATAAAGGAAGTTATTGAATCTAAATTTGATAATGCATACCCAATAGAAGCTTATGTTGATACTTATGATGGATATGAGGGCCAAGGAACTATTCTTTCCAAATTCGGTGTTCAACCATTAAATGACTTAAACCTAATTATATCAAAAGAAAGATTTGAAACTTATATCTCTCCATTAATAAGAAATCTTCCAGATGTAAAATTATCTACAAGACCAAAAGAAGGAGACTTAATTTGGTTCCCTCTTGGTGATAGATTATTTGAAATTAAATTTGTTGAGCACGAAAAACCTTTCTATCAACTTCAAAAGACTTATGTTTATGAACTGAGATGTGAACTGTTTAGATATGAAGATGAGATCGTTAATACAAGCATTGATGAAATTGATGATAATGTCTCAAGAGAAGGATATATTCAAACTCTTACAGTTGTTGGTCTTGGTGTAACAGCTACTGCAACTGTTAGTGGAATTTGTACGACGGGTGGAGTAAGATTTGTAACTATTTCCAATAGAGGTAATGGATACACTTCTAGACCAAGAGTTGCATTTTCTTCATCACCAGCTGGTGGAACTACAACAGTTGGAATTGCAACCTTAATTGGTGATCTTGTAGATTGCAATGGTCTCACAGAAAATTTCAAAGTACAGGGTATTGAACTGATTAATCCGGGATGTGGTTATACGGTTGCACCTTCTATAGTTGTTGTTGGTGGTGGTGGAGCTGGATTTGCTGCAACGACAACTATTGGCAATGGTGTCATTGGACCAATCTCAATCACAAATGGTGGTGGTGGTTACTCCAATCCACCGACAGTTACGTTTAGTGGTCCTGGGACTGGAGTTACTGCTACTGGTAAGGCTTATATCAGTCCTGCAGGTATAGTAACAGCAATTTACATTACTAATGCTGGACTTGGATACACACAAACTCCAACGATTACAATTTCTTCACCATATTCTTCTTCAATGGGATCTTATCAATATAATGAAACTGTAACTGGTAGTATCAGTGGAACAACAGCTGTTGTGAAGAAATGGAACTCTGTTACTAGTTTGTTAGAAGTGTCAAATATTAGTGGAACTTTTGTTAATGGAGATGTTCTTGTTGGTTCCGCTTCAAGTGCTTCTTATGAGGTAAGATTAGTTAATACCGATAACCTTATTGATCCATATGCAGATAATGATAATATTGAAATTGCATCCGATGCGATACTTGATTTCTCAGAAACTAATCCATTTGGAACACCATAAATAGTATATCATATTTTCCTGACAAATGTTTGAGTATTTTTATCACGAGATATTGAGAAGAACAATTGTTTCTTTTGGAACTTTGTTCAATAACATCAACATCAAACACACTAATGACTCTGACAACACAGTGAGTGTGATGAAAGTTCCTCTTGCTTATAGCCCTACACAAAAGTTTTTAGCAAGACTTGAACAAGTTCCGGATCTCAACAAACCAGTTCAAATGTCATTGCCAAGAATGTCATTTGAATTTCTTGGATTGACTTATGATACTTCTAGGAAAGTAACAACCACTCAAACATTTTTATCTGGTCTTAAAACTGATAAGACTCAGCCAAGAAAGACATACATGCCTGTTCCATATAATATGTCATTTGAACTTAGCATTTATACTAAGTTAAATGATGATATGCTTCAGATTGTGGAACAGATTCTTCCATACTTTCAACCAGCTTATACATTGACAGTTGATTTAGTTGATACAATTGGGGAAAAAAGAGATGTTCCTATTGTATTTGAAGGAATTGAAATGAGAGATGAATATGAGGGTGACTTCTCTCAAAGAAGAGCTCTTATTTACACTCTCAGGTTTGTAGCAAAAACATATCTGTTTGGTCCTGTTTCCGATGTTTCCAAGGATATCATCAAGAAGGCTTCTATTGGATTCTCAGCTGGAGATTCAAGAGGAAGCACGAGGGATCTTACATATCGTGTTGATCCAGTTGCTACTAAGAGTTATACAAATAATGTAGTAACAACTCTTGTTGGTGATATTACTAATTCAGTTACAACCATTGAAGTTGCAGATGCTTCAGGAATCTCTGCTCTAGATGTTCTTGTAATTGATGAAGAAAACTTCAGAGTAGTCAGCAAATCAGGTAATAAACTTGCTGTTGAAAGAGCTTATGATGAAACTAGTGCAGCACAACATGTTGGTGGATCCAATGTCAATTTGATCACAACAGCGGATGCTCCTCTTATTGAACTTGGAGATAACTTTGGATTTGATGGTTCGTTCTGATGAAAGAGTATGAAAATGACAAAGAAATTTGACGATTTGAATGAAACTTTTAATGTTGCTGGAGAGATAGTATCCAAAGAGATTGAGAGTGTTGAACAAAAGGTAGAAAAGATCGCAAAAGAATCTGATGATCTTAAAAAGGATTATGAATATACGAGAGGTAATCTATACTCAATCATAGAAAAGGGACAGGAAGCTCTGAATGGAATTCTTGAGTTGGCCCAGGAAAGTGAAATGCCAAGAGCTTATGAGGTAGCTGGACAATTAATTAAAAATGTTGCTGATGCTACGGATAAGCTCATAGATCTTCAAAAGAAACTGAAAGATATTGATGAACAAAAGGTCAAAGGACCTACAAATGTTACCAATGCACTTTTTGTTGGTTCCACAGCAGAATTATCTAAATTATTAAAATCAACTAACATAGATGAAAAATCATAAATATAAAAAGATCCTTGATATTATTTGATGAAATCTCAATTCACCAAATTTACACATAAAACTCCACACTTGGGAAAAAAGCAACATCAGCTCGATCCCAACCTGGACATGAAACAATTAGTTCATCATGCGACAGTACAGTATGTCGATCGTGATGCTGATGGAGATGTAGATATCTATGATAATCCCAAAAAACCAACTGCCGATGAGAACCCTATTGCAAATTTTGCGACGGTTTCAAAGAAATTAATTGCAAAACAAAAAGGTGAAGTAAAGCATACTCGTGTTGGTATGGCTTATGAAGATCTTCGTAAGTGGTTTGGGACTGGTGGAGAAGGTGGTGTTGGTGGTGGTGGATGGGATCGTTACAACACAAAAGGTGAAAGAATTGGTAAGTGCGCTCGTGATCCTGGAGAGGGCAAACCAAAGTGTCTCTCTAAGGAAAAGGCATCAAAAATGTCTAAAGATGAAATTGCTTCTGCTGTGAGAAGAAAAAGAAAAGAAGATCCTGTAGCAGATCGTTCAGGAAAAGGAGGTAAACCAAAGATGGTATCTAATAAAATCAAAGAGGAGATGGGATTAGTTAGATACTGTCCTAAGTGCCAAAAGAATGAAACTAGAAACGAATGTGCTTACGGAGTTAAGTACTGGGATATGTTCTCTATGCCACCAGCTATCATGACAAATCAAATGAAATACGATATCGCTCAAATTCATCCAACAAACGAAGAGAAAGATCATGAGCACTCAATGGCTCGTTCAGAACTTTCTACAGTTATGAACGCAGCAAGAAGATTGAAGAAAAAAATGGGTAAAGGTGAGGGAAATATTGAAGCTTGGGTTCAGTCAAAGATCACCAAGGCGGCAGATTATCTTGACGCAGCTGCTGATTACTTGGACAGTGGTGAGCATGATGTTGAAGAGGCTTGTTGGACTGGTTATAAACAAGTGGGAATGAAGAAGAAAGGTAAGAAAATGGTTCCCAATTGTGTTCCTGAGCACACTGGAATTGTTGGAAAGATTCTCGAACAGATTGAAGGTGAAAAGGAACTTCAGGCACTTGAGGAAAAGAATGTTCCTACAAACCCATCACTTTGGTCTAAGATGAAGTCAAAAGCAAAGGCAAAGTTTGATGTTTATCCTTCAGCTTATGCTAATGGGTGGGCTGCTAAAGAATACAAGAAAGCTGGAGGTGGTTGGAAATCTGTAAGTGAAGAAGTAGAACTTGAAGAGGCAGTAAGAATTCCAGCAAAAACTGGAAATCTAATGCATGTAATTCTTACTTGGAGAGGTAAGATTTATTCTCTGAAAATGTTCTTCCCTCAGGTTTCTACTCCAACTAGAAAGGATGTTCAGGATCAGATTGAAAAAGTATATCCTGGATCAAGAGTTCAATCATTCCATGTATGTGAATATACTCCAGGTGAATCTTTCTTACAAACTGAGGGAGCTGCTTGGCAAAATAAGGAAGGAAAAAATCCTGAGGGTGGACTGAACGAGAAAGGTCGTAAATCATATGAAAGAGAGAATCCTGGAAGTGATCTCAAAGCACCTTCAAAGGAAGTTGGCAATCCTCGTAGAAAGTCATTCTGTGCGAGAATGCAAGGAATGAAGAAGAAACTCACTTCATCCAAAACTGCTAACGATCCCGATAGCAGAATCAATAAGTCCCTTAGAGCTTGGAACTGCTGATATGAAATCCTTCAAACAGTTTTTATCAGAAAGTATTACCATTAACGGTGATTTTAATGGAACCTTAAACGTAGGTGGAGTTTCCCAAGAACCACAACCTCAGACAGAAGAATTCTCTGCTGACATCGTTTATATGGGAAATCTCCATAGAATTTCTATGGTGACTGAGAGTGGTGTTCCTTCAAAAATGGAACTTACCGAATATCTTCAGAATGAATATCCAGGTTCTATTGTTCAACATATATACGTTAAAGAGAACTCAAAAGGTTCTATTAAAGTAACAGACGATAAAAGATATCATCCAGCAAAATTAGATTGGATTTGAGGTAAATAATGGCTCAGTGGAATAAGACTACACAAGA